ACCCTCGTTATTTACTAGACGGTCTGAAGTTGCTCCCTCAGTATGGGCGCTGGTCTACCAGCAAGAAGATGTTATGGAAGACTCGATCTTCTCGCCAACTGTTGTCGCTGGATGTGTCAACGGTATGCGAAAGAGAGGACCACTTAAGGCTGGAGTCCCAGGCCATCCAAAACACATTGATGGCTCTTATACCGTTATCGGCCTCGACCCCGCTATGGCAGGGGCAACAGGAGCAGTAGTAGTTACATACAATCGTTCTGATGGCAAGATCTATGTTTTAGATTGCGTCAATATGACAGATACTACTCCACAAAGAATTAGAGATCTCATAGAAGAATGGGTTATCAAATATAAACCCCAAGAGATCCGAATTGAAATTAACGCCCACCAGAAGGCTTACGCCTTAGATGATGATCTACGCAACTGGTTGGCGGCTCACGGCTGTACCCTCAACTCTCACTTCACAGGTAAGAACAAATGGGATACAGGATTTGGTGTAGCCTCTATGGCATCACTGTTCGGGACGGTAAGAGATTCTCGTTTCCAAGATAATAATCTAATTGAACTTCCTTCTAATGAAGGCTCTGAGGGCTTGAAGTCCTTAGTACAGCAATTAATTACTTGGAAACCTGATACTAAAAACCCAACTGATACTGTGATGGCACTATGGTTTGCCGTCATTAAAGTCCGTGAACTTATGCAGCAATCATCATATGCTACCAAGTTTGCTCACAATCGCTGGGCGACTAGGGCTCAAAAAGATAAAAGATACGGAATCAATTTAGACGAGGCCTTTGCAGAGCAATGGTCTGAAACCTACGGATAGGAAACACTATGGCACTTCCATTAATTGCAGCAGGTATTGCTGCTAGAGCAGTAGCAAAGAAACTTGCATCAAGAGCAGCAGGTGGTATCACTGGCGCTGGTGCAAAGCAAGTAAACCCAGTATACCGTAATACAGGTACTGGCTCAGTTAAAGTTGTGAATATTAAACAAGAAGCAAAAGAGTTAAGTAAATTTACTGGTGAAAAAATAAGCAAAAAAACATATAAAAATATTGTGAATGACGGCAACACTATGGCAACAAAAATGAACAAGTCCGGCCAGTCTGCAAAGGATGTTGCACGATGGCGAGAAGGTCAAAATTTACAAGGAATACTATCTGGCAAAACAGGTAACCCAAAAGTTATTAAGATTAATAGCGCTATAAAGCGTAGCAAGTAATTTAATTTTCTATCGTTAGGATATAAATGGCTTTATCAATAGACCAGATTGCATCACGGGTTGATTCACTTCAATACCGTGCTTCAGAACGCGATGCTCGCGCAGGCGACGTCCTTGCTGTGCGTCAAGGTAAAATCTCTGAAGTTTATCCTGACTTTTTCCCAGAAGGTGTAGACACAAATGTCGTGGCAAATTTTATTGATATCGTTGCCAGGGATCTTTCAGAGGTTATGGCACCACTTCCAGCGGTTAACTGCTCATCCGCTAACCAGGTCAATGATCGTGCTCGTAGGTTTGCTGATAATCGTACCCGTATTGCTTCTAATTATTTTAATCATTCCGACTTACAAGTTTCTATGTACACAGGGGCGGACCACTACATAACATACGGATTCCTGCCATTCGTAATTGAATTGGACCAGGAAGCAAAACTGCCTCGCATCCGCCTAGAAAACCCAAGGATGGCTTATCCTGAATTTGATCGCTATGGACGATGCATTGCATTTGCAAAGCGATACACACTTACACTTGGTGAGTTAGTAGCACAGTTCCCAGAGTATGAAAGCCAGTTACTTGGCCCATCTGGATTCAAACAAGATATCAATAACTTAGTTGAAATTATCCGCTACTACGACAAAGACCAATCTGTTGTATATATCCCATCTAGACAAAATCTAGTTCTATCTCAAGCACGCAACCCTCTTGGTAAGATGATGGTTATTGTTGCTAAGCGTCCAACCATTGATGGTGAAATGCGTGGACAGTTTGATGATGTACTAGGAATTCAATTACTTCGTAACCGATTTGCTATGTTGGCTATGGAGGCTGCAGAGAAATCTGTACAAGCCCCTATCGTACTTCCACAAGATGTACAAGAGTTGCAACTTGGTGGAGATGCGGTTATCCGTACAGCAAATCCTGCAGGTGTACGTCGTGTAGAACTTACTCTACCACAAGGTGCATTTACAGAACAACAATTATTAAATCAAGAATTACGCGTCGGTGCACGTTATCCAGAGGGACGTACTGGTAACATCGACGCATCTATTGTCACTGGCCAAGGCGTGCAGGCTCTTATGGGAGCATTTGATACCCAGGTCAAATCAGCACAAGCAATCTTTGCTACAGCACTTCGTGATGTTATCAGCCTTTGCTTTGAAGTTGATGAGATGTTCTTTGATGAAGTTAAAACAATTCGCGGTGTAGACGCTGGTTCTCCATACGCATTAGAGTATAAGCCAAGTAAAGACATTAAGAAAGATTACTCTGCTGATGTTCGTTACGGAATGCTTGCTGGTCTTAATCCAGCACAAGGTCTTATCTTTATGCTACAGGCTCTTGGAGGCAAGTTAATCTCCAAGGATATGGCAATGAGAGAGTTACCATTCAATGTTAACGTTACACAAGAGCAAGAGAAAATTGAAGTTGAAGATATGCGTAATGCTCTTATCGGTTCACTTCAGGCTTACACACAAGCAATTCCGCAGATGGCTGCTGCTGGACAAGATCCTTCAGACATTGTTAGAAAGATTGCTGATGTCATTAAATCACGTCAAAAGGGACAAGCAATAGAGGATGCAATCGAAGAAATATTCGCGCCTCAAGCGCAACAAGTTCCTCCTGCTGGCGCACCTTCTCAGGTTGAGCAAACGTCCCCTGCTCCCGCTGCTGCCCCGGCAGGAGGTCCTACACCTGAACAAGGTATGACGGAACTACCACCGGCAGAAGTCGCACCAGATATTCAAAGTCTTTTATCCAGCCTAACATCAGGTGGAGAAGCAAACGCAAGCGTAAGAACTATTCGACGACGATAATTAAGTAGGGGACAATGACAACAATTATTGGATTAGAACATAAAGATCGCTGCTTTATAGTTGCGGACAGCCAAACTACTGATGCTGATGGCAGAATATATTCTCACCCTGAGGTTAAAAAGATTTCCGAGAATGGTTCATTCTTAATTGCTGGATCTGGCGAAACATTAGCCTGTGATATAGCACAACATATTTGGGAGCCACCAACTCCTACTAAGCAAGACAAAGAAGATTTATATCATTTTATGATTGTAAAGGCTATGCCATCTCTGCGTAAATGTATGACAGAAAATGGTTATAACTTTGAAGAAGACACAAAAGAATCTCGCTTTCAGTTTATAATGGCTGTAGGTGGGGAAATATTTGACATTGACCAAGAGTTGTCAATAAGCAAATCTGCAGATGGAGTATATGCTGCAGGCTCAGGTGCAAACTACGCACTAGGCGCTCTATATGCTGGAGCAGATGCATACGAAGCAATGGAAATTGCGTCTAAACTTACAGCATTTACAGCAGGTCCATATATATCAAAAGAACAACCTAGAAAAATTAAGTAGGAGGAACTATGGCAGAGAACAGAGGCGGTTATCGTCCAACTGCACCACAGAATAATCCTGCAAATATCTCAGCAACTGGTGGAGCGGGACAATCAGGAACACAACCTGCACGTTATATGTCAGGATTAGCATACGGACAAGGTCAAGCACAAATGCAACAACAAACTTCTGCACCTATGGCTGGCAATCCAGTAGCATCTGCTTCCGTAGCACAACCACAGTTGCCAAAACTTATGGGTCTAACAGAGCCATCAATGGATACTGTAAATCCAATAACCTATGGTGTTGATTCTGGCCCTGGTGCTGGATCAGAGGTATTGTCATTACCTGCTACGCCACCTGGAATGAACTTAGATAGTTCAACACAAATCGTTAGAGCATTGTATCAAATAGATCCAAACAACGCAGATCTTCGGCGTATGATGGAAGTAATGAGCGCCGAAGGTAGGATCTAGTGTCTTATCCAAACATCAAAAAAGATGCCAATGGGAACTATGTTGTCGAGGGCATTCAACAACCTAACTTTACAGAAGAGCAATTAAACTACAGAGACATTCTTCAACAGGCTGAAACTCTTACTGGTGCTGACGCTGACGCCCTAAGAAAAACTATTTCAAGTAATCCAAATGCATCTGCTGGTGCAGTATCTGCTCTTTATAAAAGCGGTGCTATTAATTCAAGTAAACTGGTTGATACATTCATTCAGATTGATGAACAAACAAAAGCCCAGAGAGAAGCAGACCAACTTAAGGAAGCCCAAAAGGCAGCCAATGAAAGTTTTCAGAAAAAGTTTTTTGGTATACCGTACAACCTTTGGACAGGAATTAAAGGTGTTAGCCGTTTAACAACTGCTGGTATATTTACTCCACTAGAGGTTTTATTGAACACTGCCGGAAACGTGGTTGCTGCTGCGGCTACAGGTAAAAGGGCAAATGTTGTATGGGAAGGTATCGACCAAACATACGCAGTTCAATCTATCAAGCAACTTATTTCTGAGGGAAAGATAGATTCTGGTGCTGGATTCTTTATCAACGAAGAAAGCGGTTTAGGATTTAAAGTACGCCAAGAAAAATTAAAACTTGGTAAGATTGCAGTTCTTGATGGAGAAGGCAATAAGGTACTAGACAAAGAGGGTAATCCTCTATATCGTCCATATTCTCCTATTGATCCTGTTGCATTCGTAATGACTGGCGGAAACCTTGAAAGTGGTAATGCTAGATTCATAGATGCTATTGGTGAAATTGGATTAATGATTTTTGCTGATCCAGTAACCAAAGTAAACAAGGCTAAAAAGGCTGCTGACGCAA